TCTCGATGTGGTGCTGATTTCGGATTGCAAAGATAAGCCATGCAATACAAATGGTGTCGCGTGTTCGGCTAACCAATCATCACCGTTTGCAATAAGTAAGTCGCTTGGTATAGTAACATACTTTGATTTGTGAATTAACATCAAACACCCCCATCCATAAGGGCGTTCTTTCATCGGTTTTAAATGGATGTTATGGTCTGCCTTTAGTTGGTAGTTCTCAAATGCCATTCCGATAATGCCAACGTGCTGCAAACTTTCATCATAGATTGATAAGAATGCAGGGTCAAAATTTATGTCATCGTTGCAGATTAATATGTTATCATACTTAGCACGCTCAACTCCATAATTCCACGCGGGATTTACATAAATGTTTTCAGCCATTAAGTGCAATGCAAACTTTTTATTAAGCGGCAACGGTTGGCTTTCGCTCGGGTTATTATCAATAATGATGACTTCGCCTACTAATTCGCAGTTGCATAGGTCATCAATTAGCTTTGTGATGCGTGGAGATTTCCACATTGTTGGAATTATTATGCTAAACATTTGACAAATATATGAAATTTTTTAGATAAGTGTTACATGCATAACGAAATGTGTCTAATGCATCGGCTTGCTGAGTCGGATCGTTGCGGTCTGTTTTCTTTATTGTCCCATCGGGCAACACCGCAACGTTTTCTAAATCGAATTGCAAGCCCTTAGTAAACTGAGGGTCAAGTTCTACATTGCCACGCGCAAGAAGTGAGTTAACTAACATTCGGTTGTCTTCTAACGATGGGTTAACGCTTGGCACTAACATCTGATTGTTGCTGAGGTTAAACTTTTGCCTTATCACAACATAATAGTTGAGGTTATCTTGCACTAATGCACTTGATGACTTGCCTGAAGCATCGCCAGTTACTTGGTAAAGTGCATTACCATACTTGGATTTAATCACATCGCATAGTTGGTAGATGTCGCTATTGGCTAACTTAATCGTTTCTTTAACGCGTATGGTTGATGGTGGCATAACTTGAAGTACTGAGCAACATATTGGATTGCGGTTAAAATCAAAGCTAAGTATGATGGGCAGTTGTTTGTTTAACTCAACGGGCTTCAAGTGTTTAGTCGAATCGTAAGCATATGCCCAACGGTTGCCATCCATATCAAAGTTAGTCCAATCGCCACCGATAAACTGCCTACGATAACGCTCATCCATACGTGACCACACTTTACGCTGCTCATCAGTTACGAAAGCATTGTCATCGGGCAAGGCAAGTTGATAGTAAAACTCTGGACCTAATTCGCCTTTTAAATACGGTATGTGAATTTCCTCTTTAATCCACGTTTGCGTTGGGTTGAACGTTGCTAATATCAAAGGTGTTGGCATCTTATCAATATACCACGAGCCAACGCGTGAGCTGCCGATATTCCACAGTTTTTTACTCAGTTCCTCAATTTGCTCAAAGTATATTCCGTTTGTTTCAAGTCCTAAGAATGCGTTAAGTTCGGGGTCATGGCTTATGTTCTCAGCCATAAAAAATATCTTTGATTTGGTCTTAGTATTTTCTAAGAAGTAGTTTGACTTATCGCGTGACCACCTAAAGTGTGCTGAGCCATCGATAATCTTTTCAAAGGTCGGTATGATTGTTTTTACTAACTTCGGAAAGTCAGAACGGATTACATGCCACTTACTATTTGGGTACATTGATGCCAACCGCAAACAGATCGTGGCGCAGATAAAAGACTTGCCACCACGAATTGCGCCACCATAAAGTAGATTGCGCTTCTCTGTCGCGCCTTGTGCCGCTGCCATCGCTTGAATATAGAAATCGTATTGCTTTGGATTGGCTTGTAAATCGACATTCATTAAATTTCAATCTTTGTCCCATCAGGCATCGTAACCGTTGATGGTGGTCGCGTGTCGGTGATGGTCGTTTCGGTTTTAGTTATTTGCTCCTCTATTCCGTTATTCAATGTGTCAATTGCCTTAGCATTGCCCATCTTTGCGTTGTTGAAAAGGCTATCGACATACTCCTCAAGGTTGTTTGAGCCAGTTAACTTTTCGATAATTTTTTGAGTCAATAACCTTTCGGCACGCTTAACCTCCCAACCTTTACTCTTGTTTTCTGGTGGCGGTTGATTTTCTTTGCTAAACTTAACACCCTCATCGCCTTTAAACAGTTTTGTAGGTCGTTTTTTGGTCGTTTTGTCATCGGCTTTCATAGCACAAAGATAAGTATTATTTTAATATGCTCAATAAATCAGTTTGCAGTTGCTCAAACGATGTAGCTACAATGTAATTACCTCCATCGGCTTCAATTGCTGCTTTTCGTTTAAGTTGTGCTTCTCCCATTTTATCCGTTGGGGATTTTACCTCAATGGCAAATAGTTTACCTCTCAATATACATTGTATGTCCTCCATACCTTTGTTAAGCCCTGCAATGTAACCAATGCCCTTTCTATATCTTCCCTCACTGCTTATTCTCCTTGCACTATTGCAACCATGTACTGATTTTAAGTAAGCAATAATTAGGTCGGTAAACTTATTGGTGTTAAATGCGTCTTTGGTTTCTTTCGGTTGGATAACATTGTTTACCGGCAAGTCTAAATGGTTTGTCGTGAGCTCCGCCTTTCGCTTCTTAACCACTTTCTTTTTGTTGAGGTTAAATCGTTCAATCGGTAATGTTTGCCAAAACGCTTGGGCCATGTTTGACCGTTTAAATTGATTGTGGTAATAAAGTTCGAATTCGGGGATTGTGTAAATTTTCATACGATTTCAGATATACCTATAAAATAACATTCAATATTGTGATCAAGTGAGTTTCTTACCCATTTACGTTCTTTAATATTTTTTTCACAAACTAAAACCAAACTTATTCCCATTTTTGCAAGTTTTTTATGTTTGTAAAGTAACATCATATTATACAAAAATATTTCATCATCAATATCATCAATGATTACTAATCTTGTATTTGATTTAACTATTGAAGCCCAATAGTCTAAAACTCTACTTACATATTCCTCTGGTTGTTTAACACAAACAACTTTATCAATATCGCAATCAAGTGTAAATTGATTGGCTCTTAATGTTTTTCCGCAGTTTTTCGGCCCCGTAATAATAGTTAATTTTGCATCCATTTTTTTATTGTATATTAGGTTTTTCTTCATTTTTGTAATTCTCCCACATTTGAGATTCATTTTCAACTGTAAACCATCGGCCAATTGGTGGTGTGTTGCCCTCTTGATATTTATATCCGTAGAATTTACAATATTCTTCCAACCATTGTTTAAATCGCTTTTGGCTTAACCACTTTTTAAAGTCGGCATATTCTTCTAAAAACTCATTGTACTTATCGCGTTTCGACAAGCGATCATTAAAGCTAAATACTTCGTGCGATTTTGTCCACTCGTAAAATTCAAATGATGTGTTCTTAATAAATTTGCGGGTGTGAATATTGCCAAACTCAGCACTTACCAAACCTTTATTTAAGTAAAATTGGGCGCATTGAATCATGTAGTTATCAAATCGGCTCCATTCGTCATCATTCCATTCATCAAATAGCAACTTGCCAAACTTCATTAATGGTGTGTTACCAGAGTTGAAGTAATCGGATAATTCAACTTCAAACTTTCTGCGCTCGAATGATCCTCCAACACCTCCAACGGTATAATTAGTTGTAATGATTATTTTCGGGCTTTTTTGCACTGGCAATTTAATTGCATCTTGCCCTTTGTATTCAATTGTAATTCCCTCAGTTATCAAAGAGAATAAACGCTCAAAATCAAAGTTCTTTTTAACATCGTCAAACACTAATAATTGACAATCGGTTGATACTGTTTGGTAAGGGAAAGATTTATTAAAGTCAAAAGTTTTACCATCAATACTGCTCACCTTTTTCAAGTGACTTAAAGCATTGCAAAATAAGCCTTTACCGCTTCCCCCATTTGGGTTTTCACTTATTACACTATCGTTCAAAATTACTGCCTTATTGTTAGCAGATGTCTTAAACGAATGCATTAGGTATCCTATAACTGATTTAAATGTGTTATACTTTTGCTTATTCTCTCCAGCAATATACCAGATAAAACTTCGGTATTCTGCTTGATGATGGTCGGCTAAATTAAAATCCCTATCAATTATTTGATTTTTCCAAACATAACCATCAACATCTAAGTAATCAATAGCAGTAACGGTGTCCTTTGTAATCCTAACAACGCAATTTTTATAGTAAATAAATATTTCATCCTGAGTGTCCTCTTTTATTTTAATATTTGCGCTTGAAAGCAAACCTAAGAAATCAATGTTAAATGCCTTAGTACTTGATGCCATGCTATCATAAGGCATGTAACCAATATCTTTGCGTTCCATTAAATTATTCAGCACGTAATCCTTTATTCTCTTTTCGTTAGTTTCTTCAACTTGGTTCTGGTCAATCTGAATAAAAGTAAATGTTTTGCTTTCAGTTGGAAAGAATTTGCTGAAGTTGTTATTTTCCAACCAAAATTTATATTTATGTGGGCTTAGTTTAAACTTACCTTTGTCATCAAATGACCAATAATCTTCCACATCAATATTTTCGCGTATGGTTTCGGCCGCTTGATTTATTTTTGCTTCATCAACATCTGGCATCAACTTTGAAATGTCCTTTGCAGTTTTACCTTGTCGAACTTGCTTTTCAATCTTAAACTTTATGGCATTGTCTTCAAAAAATCTAGTGCCATGTACCTCAGTTTTTTTGTAGGCCGATTTGCACAAAGTTTCAATTTCGCTTTCAGTAAAGTCGCTTTCTTGAAATTCTCTTAAAACATTCATTGCCTCATGTTTGCTAATCCCAAAGCAATTTAGGGCCATTGCAAGTTTAAAAAGATTTGTATTTCGGCTGCCTTTTGTATTGCCATACTTTTTATTCCACCAAGTAAGCAGATTTGAAATAATGCGATTATCACTTTTTATTGAGAATATTGGGGTTGGTGTTCCAATGTCGGTATATTCTGGTTCCTCTACTTCATTGTAAATTAATGCTTTTGGATTTATGTAAATGTTTGGATCGTAGCTTTCATAGCAAAGGCGGCTAATGTTTGAACTGCTCACATCAAAGTATTCTGAATCAAAATAGTTTTTAAGTGAATCAAAATAGCCCTTATAATTTGCGGCTCCATCAAGCGGAACTTTAACAAGCATTTTAAATCCATTATCCCTTGGTGAAATAAACATTGCAAAAACATACTCATCATCTTTTAATGAATCCATGTGTGCAATCATTTCATTTCTATCTGGAAACTTATCAAAATCCAAAGGCATTAATCCGCTAAATTGCTTTATGCCTTTATCATTTCGTTCTTTGAATACACCTTGAAAATTGATTGCAGGAAGTTGTTTTTTTAACTCTTGTTGTTTTTCTCCATCTGCCTCAGCACGTATTTGTTCAATTAGCTTTTGTGACTTACCAGAACGTATGCGCTCAAACACATAATTAACGTCACGTTGGAAGCCATTTGTAACTTCCTTTAAAGATTTGTAAATTGTTACTGTCATAATATAAAAAACAAAACCACCACGTAGAGGGATACAGCCGCTATCGTAGGTGGTTTGTTGTTGGCATTGCTGCCAATATTATTATTTAGAATCTGTATCATTCTAATTGGATTTATAATTAGGTTGCAAATATAAAAAATTAAATTAAAATAAAAAAATAAAAACACATTAACATATAAAAAAACAAATGTGTTATATTTATTCCCTTACTGCCACGTGGTACTTTCCACATTAACACATTGAAACCCTATTTTTTTAAAAAATAATATTTTAATCAAAATTGAAATATTTATATTTATAGGAAATTATGACATGCAATGTGTGAA